GCCAGATACTAATTCAATTGAGATGGCTAGAGAAAAAAATCTAACATCTGATAATAATATTAAATTAAAAGTTTCTTTCACAGTTGAGACTTATTATCCAGCTTTTAGAAGTGATAGAGTCAACGCTGTTGGTTATCCACAACAATATGGAACCGGTATGGTTGATGCTAATGGATTTGCTTTAGCTGGTGGAGTGTCTAGTTTATTTGACCAACCTGGATCCCCTTCTACTATTCCTGGATCTCCTCCTTCTGGTGTTGTTAATGGGCCTTCTGGTGTCATACCTCCTAACAGAACTCCTGGTTCTCCTATTCCTCCAAATGTTCCTGGTATACCATCTGTTCCTAATATTCCCGCTATTGGAACAACTGGTAGTTTTTATAATACACAGGGCGCTGCTAGTCCAGGTGATCAATATGGAACTTTTGCTAATTCTGACTTTTATGCTATTACTCCTAGAAGGTCAAGATGGTTTAATAATATACTAAAATCTAGAGAAAAATCTGGATCTAATAACACAAATCCTAATGGAAATAACATAAGTGACAGAAATCCTAATGGAAATGACATGTCATGATAAATAAAACATATAAAATACTCCTTTTTATAAAATGGTAAAAAATGACTTTTTATCTATAATATATAGAGTATATAAAAAAAAATATTTTAAAATATGAAGAATCTTAAACTTGAATTGTTTAACTTCAAAAAGAACTTAACTCTTGACCAGGAGGAAGTTTCAGGAATAGTTGAAGGGCATATGAATGCTTGTAATGAACTGTCTGAAAAATCGATAGTTCTTTCTTTGAATGAAAGACTTAGACCATACACATATGATAAGAGTGTTAAAGCTTTATTGGAAGACCTTAATGATGACATGAAAAACTATGAGTTATTATATGAACTAAAGAGTTTATACAATGTTCTTAATTCTAAAAACCAAGGTGAGTTATACAGACAACCTTTGAACGTGGTTCTTCAAACTATAAATTTAGAAACTGATCAAGATAGAATGTCAAAAATTCTTAATGAATTAGCTATTTATGACTGGGTTCCAGAAGTTAAATTGTTTGTTCATAACTTAACAAAATCTCCAGAAAAAAGATCTAATCTTTTAAGTGGTGGTAAAGGTGAATCTACATTCACTATTGTTGAACAAGTTGAAGATGGTCATGTTGCTTTAGTTAAAGATTCTTGGTTTTTATTAACTGAGAACACAATTGAAAAAACATTATTAGAAAACAATGTTAAAGATGAAGAATCTTTAAAATCTTTAAGAATGTTAGAAACAGCTATGAAGTATGCACAAGTTTCTGAAGATAGAGTTAATTTCAGAATTTCTGAATATTTAACTATTGGTCTTTCTGTTGGTAAGAAAAGTAATCTTTTCATCAATGATGATGAGATGAATGATGAAACTACATTAGAGTCTTTATTCTCTTCTCCTATCATTCCTATCGTTAACAAAAACTTTTATCCTATTTTACTTGAAGTATCTAAAAACTTAGATAAATTCGTAGAATTAGATGTTGTTAAAAGAGTTAACAACTTAATTAATCCTTATTTAGAAATATTTGCTTTTAATTATAAGAACAACACATTCCTATACAGATGTGATGAGAGATATGGTAATTCATTCTTCAAATATGAATCAGCTTTAGAGTTGGTTAATGAAGTAAGAAACGAATTAAACTATGACTTAACTTATTTCTATGAAAACAGATTAGATAAAGAATTAATCGTTAAAAGAAAACTTGAAGATAAAGAAAGAGAAATCACTCTTAAATTAGAAGATGTTAACTTCAATATTGAAAAAGTTAAAGGTTCTATCCAGATGATTGGTGAATCAGAAGTTTTAACAACAGCTTTAAATAATTTAGAGAAAAGAAGGTCATCTCTTGATGTTGAGTTACAAGCTACTAAAGAATTACAATACAAAGAAAGAGTAAAATCTTAATTAGTATTAAATATATTAAAAATCCTCAAAGAAATTTGAGGATTTTTTTTTATTATAAAACTTTTTCATGTTACATGTATATAACATGAAAGCATTTAAGAGTGAATAACTCCTAAATTCCAAAAAATAAATTATATGGATGTATCTAAACAACAAAGATTTATACATTGAGGTTATCGTTTCAAAAGCTCAAGGAAAACTAACAAGAAACGCAGAAAAAATGCTAGAGTTATTAGCAAAGAAAACAATCAAAAAAATGAGATACTGGTCTAATGATGATAAACTAGATTGTTACCAATCAGGATTATTAGATATGTTTCAAAACTGGTATAATTTTAACGAAGAAAAATCAGTAAACGCATTCGCTTACTTTACAGAAGTATTCAAAAGAGGAATCGCTAAAGGTTATAATGAACTTTATAAGAAAAAGGGAGATAACGAACACTTAATCAAATTAATTTCAATTGAAGGATCAAATGATGGAATGGGACTCCACTCACTTTAATATCAAAACATTTGATATAGTTCTAACACCAGCATTTGGTACTGCTACTATACCGATAACTATATTACCTTCAAGACAGAAAAGACGAAAGGAAAAAATTCAAAACATATTTAAACTAAAAAACCTCTCAATTTGAGAGGTTTTCTTTTTATATCTTATTTTAGTTTAATTCAGGAACTGAATCTCCTAAAATAGTTGTAATCATTTTTTCTACAATTAGATAAGGATCTGCATTTGATGATGGTCTTCTGTCTTCAATATAACCAACCGCGTTTGCTTCATTAATAGAAGATGGAATTCTAATAGACTTAGTTCTGTCTCCAATACCCCATCCAAATTTATCCATAGATGATGTTTCATTCGCTCCAGTTAATCTGTGTTCATTGTTAACACCATAGATAGCAATGTGTTCTTTGTGTTTCTTTTCTAATTTCTTACACATTTGTTCAGCAATTGCTTTTTTGTTTTCCTTATCTTCTCTGATTGTTTTAGTAGAGAAGTTAACGTGCATTCCTGAACCATTCCAATCACTACCTTTGAACGGTTTTGGATCTAATTCAATTCGGTAGTTATACTTTTCACTCAATCTGTAAAGAAGATATCTAGATACCCAAAGTTGGTCAGAACCATCTTCCGCTGGTACAGGACCAATTTGATATTCCCATTGTCCTAAAGCAACCTCTGCGTTTATACCAGATACTAATAATCCAGCTCCTAAACAAAGATCAACGTGTTCTTCTACGAATGCTCTTCCACTAACATTGTTAGCTCCTACAGCACAGTAATAGTCACCTTGTGGTTTAGGAAAAGAACCTTGTGTAGAAGGCCATCCTAATGGTTTATTAGTTTCATTATCATAGATAAAGTACTCTTGTTCGAAACCATACATTGTTTCATCGTCATGTTTTTCTATAACATTCATCATACCTCTTCTTGTGTTGGTGTGATGTGGTGTCATATCAGTGTTATAAACTTCAGCTAATACAATGATTGTTCTAGCAACTAATGGATGAAGAAAGAAATTAACCGGTACTAACAGTAATTCTGATTTTGATGTTTCTGCTTGATAAGTAGAAGATCCGTCAAAGTTCCAAACAGGTGCTTTTCTTGTTCCGTTTTTAAAAGATTCAAAAACGTTTTTTTCTCCTTCAAGAGCTTCTAAGTTAACAATTTTAGTTTTGGACCTAATTTGTTGAGGGTTTGAACCATCTAGCCAAATGTACTCTAATTTGATATTTTGCATATTTAGTTTTTTTTTATTTTATGAGTTTTAGTCAACTTTGTTTAAAATGTTTAGTAAAATATCTATAAAATTAAAAAAATGAACAAGATTATTTTACAACTTTGGGAAGAGTCTAATATGAAAGATGGGTTTTTAAGTGATGGATGTTCTTTACACATCGATTCTATTGAAAGAAACAAGTATATTTCTGAAATATATAAAGGAAGAGATAGTTCTAATGTTCCTTCTGAATATGATAGAATTGTTGGTGATGAGGTTATTGCTTTTGTTCCTGATAGAATCTATGATTTAGTTGAAAAAGAAGGTACTTTGAAATTATCAGAACCTGCTTTTCAGAACCTTCTTAAATTTGATGAGATAATATTTAACACTATTGAGATATGATTACACTATTCTACTTATTACTTATAGTTTTTGCTTTCAATGAGGTCTATTATGTACTTAATAAACCTAGATTGGATTTAAATATGAAAAACAGAGATGTTGAAGCTACTAAAAGTATAGACATCGCTCATTATTTATTGAGAATCCTATTTTGGATTTGGATAGTTATAGGTCTGTGGTCGTCTCAATCAGAAATGTTTATGTTTCTTGGTTCATTACATCTTCTTAGATTTCTATTTTATCACATAAATAGAAAACTTTATATTATCTGGGATAATTTATTACCTAGTATTTCAATCATATTTATAATGATAATACTAATATACAAACTTAAAGGTTAAACTTCTTTAGATGTTGTTCGGTTATGATTATAAAGTCATAACCTTTTTTATTACACCAATTAATCATAGTTTCCCACTTTTGTTTGTTCTTATAAGCCATTTTTAGATCATACTCAAAGTTTTTTAACTTTTTCATACCATTTTCTGGTACATTTAATTTACCTTCATTTAAGTCTTGAACCATTTGAAATTCTTTCATTGGCTTAACTTCTACAACAACTTGTTTAAGTGTTCCATCTGATAGTCTCATTTCATAGTAAAAGTCTGGAAAATAGGAATGTTCTTTTATTTTAGTATCTCCGTTATCAAAGTGAGTCATTTGATAAGGTATTCTCAAACACTCGGCTCCCCATTTAGTTATAGTGCTGTTATTGTCTAACCAGTGCATTATTTTCTTTTCCCAAGAACTTCTGAAGTAAACTCCGCCTTGTGTGTTAAGTTTAATTACTTTGTCCTTATTCTTAGGTACATAGTTTCCTTGATTATAATTTGAATTGTTTGGCTTTGAATTTAACATACCTTGGATTTGTTTATTTTATATATAAAAGAAAACCTTTTTTCATGGGAGAATTAGTAGATAGAGTAGGTATTAGAATGTTAGTGCATGGTGATGGACTCGCTGATAACTTTAAGAATAACTCACTTTATTTTTATGATAAATATCAAAAGTCAGATAAAGATGTTTTGTCAATATCTATAAAGGATATAAAACCAGGTGGGTTTTATCACTTACATTACTTGGATAGTTCTAATTGGATGATGTATTCTCCAATATTTGTTACTAATTTTAAGAAAATTGGAAAATACACAATAATATTTGGTGTTAATTTTAACTTTATACCTTTAGAAGTAAGAGTTTATCTTTTTGATAAATTTATAATAGAAGAAGATTTTGAAAAGAATAAATTTCTCAAAGTAGATTATAATGGTATGTATTCTGAATTGATTAAATATGGTTTTGAATATGCTATTGTTGAATATAATGCTGAACAAATTAAATTAGTTCATAAAATACATATGGAATCTATTCCTAGATTCTTGATATCTGGTCATCCTAAGAATAAATATGATCCAGGTAAGTTATTTGATATATGGAAGGCTAAGATAGGTGATAAGGATAAGAGAAATCAAGAGATAATGAAAGCTACTATGGATGACTTCTATGATACCAGAGGTGAGATTAATGAGAAGTATGTTCTTTTGAAAGGTCACATTCAAAGAATTCAGAATAATATGAAAAAATATGGAAATAGATAATAATATATACTATTATAAAATTTACAATTATTAAATGAAACATTTAAGAAAATTCGAAGAACTAAACTATTCAACATATATGAGTGCTGCTGACAAACTTTCTGCTTTTGGTCAGACATCTAGATCTAAAGAGGTTAAAGACCACGCTGTTAATATGTCTAGAAAAGTTGTAGATGATATGACATTTGGTATTATGGTTGGTGATATAAAACCTTTTCCAGAAGCTAAATTTACAAGTTTAGATATATTTAAAACAGGAGAAGGATGGACACTACAAGCTGTTTTTCATTCTGGAAATAACACACATAGAATTGGTTGTTCGGTTTCTGATATAGGTGAGATAATCTGGAGAGATGGTAATAAGTTTATTGATAGAAAATCTGTTGTTAAATTCCAAAAAGCTATAATATCATTGACTCAATCACAGGATGAGTTAGTTAATTACTTAAAAGAAACAGGTTTACATCCTGAGGATCTTAGACTGATACAAAGAACATTTTATAATTAAAAATTAAAAACACTATAAAAAACCCACACCAAAAATGTGGGTTTCGTTTTTAATAAACCTCTGGAGGAAGATTGTAATTTTAATATATAAACAAATACTTATTTTAAAATAGATGGCTTCTTATAACCAATTTAATCAAGGTAGTAACAATACCAACTTCGCTTACACGAACAGTGCTGTCGAAAACAAAGGACTTTTTAATAGAATTTTAAGAGGATTATCATCATACGGAATGAACTATGATGATATGATTGTTAGAAACCAAGTTGGTATCGGTATCAATGAAGATCCATACGCTGCTAGAGGTAACTCAATGTACGATTTCTTTTCACAAAGAGCTGTAGCATCTGTTTTGAATAGAAAGTCTATACCTTATTTAGATAAGGCTTATGGAGACAAAAGAAGAATCCTAAGAGAGTATTCTATTAAAGATGAGATTAGAGACTTCGTTAGTTCATTAGCTGATGAGAGTATCGTTTATAACGATGAGAGAGACTTCTGTTCCCCTAAACCATTAAGTAATGATTACTCACAAGAAGTTAAAGATAAGTATCAAGAATATTTTGAAAAAATTTATAATAAGTTTGGATTTTCAGATAGTATCACAGCTTGGAATATGATGAAAGATTTCCTTATTGATGGTTATTTAGCATTAGAAATTATTTATGATGATAAGAAAAAGAATATTATTGGTTTTAATAGATTAAGACCTGAAACAATTGTTCCAGCATATGAACCAACTATTGGTCACTTATGGATTCAGTTTCCAGAAGATCCTCAACTAAGAAGAATCTTCTTAGATTCTCAGATAGTTTACATCTCGTATTCATCTCAGAATGATTATTCGGAAACATCATATGTTGAGGGTTTAATTAAACCTTATAACCAATTAAAGATTCTTGAACAAACAAGAGTAATGTTTAACATTATTAATGCTACAGTTTATCAAAAGTTTACTATTCCTATTAAAGGCTTATCAAGACAAAGAGCTGAAGAACAAATTGGTCAATTGATTAATGATTATTCAGAAGAAGTTGAATGGGATGATTCATTGGGTACATTATCTATTAATGGTGCTAAACATTTACCTTATAACAAACAAATTTGGTTTCCTGAAGGAGACGCTGGTACACCAGCTATGGAATTAGTTTCACCTGAAGGACACAACTTAAATGAATCAGATATGTTGACTTGGTTCTACAACGCTTTGAAAAGAGCTTCTAAGATTCCTTTCCAACGTTTTGATAAAGAAAATGGTGGTGGTAACTTAATTAACGACTCGGCAGATATGACGAGAGATGAGATTAAATTCTATAACTTTATTAATAGATTAAGAGCTAACTTCAAAGAACTTATTGTTAAGCCTTTGAAATTACAAATGTTAATTGAATTTCCTGAGTTAAAAGAAGATGAGATTGTAATGAATCAAATTGATATTTCTTTTAACTCTAATCAGGTATTTGAAGAGTGGAAGAAATTAAATAACTTGGCTAAGAAAGCTGAGATATTCGGTACATTAGTTGGTGTTATGAATGGTGAGAAACCTTACTTCCATATTGAGTATTTAATTGATAACGTATTTAAGTTAACTCCAGAAGAAAAAGCTGAGAATCAAAAATACTGGGCTAAAGATGCTGCTAGTGTAGCCGCTGCCGCTGGTGCCGCTCCTGGAGCTGAAGGTGCTGCTCCTGCTGAGGGTGGTGATGTACCAGCTGAGGGTGGTGATGTACCAGCTGAGGGTGGTGATGCAGCTCCAGAAGCACAAGCCGCTCCTGAAACTCCTCCTGCTGAAGGTGGTGCTGAAGGTGGTGGAGGAGAATTTGAATTCTAAAATATACTATAAAAAAGAAAACCTCTCAAATTTGAGAGGTTTTTTTATGCTGCCATTTTTGGGTGTGTGAAGTAGAAGGATTTGACTTTGTTATCTACTATGTTTTGTTTTAGTTCTAGTTCAACTCCGGATTCAATTAGGTCTCCAATAATCTTACCCCATTCAGTGGTCATTGTTTTGATTGTTATTTCTAACTCTAAAACATTGTTACCTTTTAGTATAAACTTCATATGTTTTATAGATGATGATGCTTTTTTAAGTACATCAAAGTCGTCTTCATCATCAACTACAACATTCACATACATAACACCGTGAGCGTGACCAGATATATCTAAAGTAAATTCAATCTTTTTATCTTCTAAAATCGAATTTAATTTAATTTCTCTTTTATATTCTTTCCAATTACTGAAATTAGATAATAACTTCTCGTATTGCTCTAAAGTATTATTATCTAATTCAATATTAAAAGATTTTGTTACACTCCATCCTTCCATTTACAATAAAGTAAAATCTATTTGTTTTCTTTCTAAGTCTACTGACTTAACTACAACTTTAAGAGGATCTCCTAATCTGATTTTCTCACCATTTTCACTTGTTATTGTATAGTTAGCTGTATCAGCTGACCATTTTCCTTCAAGTGATTGGTATCTAACCATTCCTTCACATTTACTTTCAATCAATTCAACATACATACCCCAATCAGTTACTCCTGAAACGATACCATCAAATACTTTTCCAATCTTATCTAAAAGATATTCAGCTTGTTTGTATTTAATTGAATCTCTTTGGGCTTTAGCAGCTACCAATTCTCTAGCAGAACACCATTTAGCTTGTTCTTCAATCTTACCAGGATTACCTTGAGTTTTCTTATCTAAGAAATCAAGTAGTATTCTATGTGTAATTAAATCAGGATATCTTCTAATTGGTGAAGTAAAGTGAGAATAGTGAGTAAATCCTAAACCATAGTGACCAATGTTCTTAATTGTGTAAGTTGCCTTAGACATACATCTAGTAACTAAAGTCTCAATCATATTTTCCTCAGGAGTATCTTTAATTTCTTTTAATAAAGAATTAAGTGATTTTTTAATCTCAGTTGAATCATCATATATCTCTATATCATATCCAAAAGTTTTACAAACACCAACTAAAGCATTTAACTTCTCCATATTTGGAGTATCGTGAACTCTATAAACATTTACCCAACTAGCTTCTGATAAAGTTTTAGCAACTGACTTGTTAGCCAATAACATAAATTCTTCAATTAACTTGTTAGATTCTTTTTGTTCTTTGAAATAAACACCAATTGGTTTCTTATTATCTTCGGCTAGTTTGAATTTGACTTCAATACCACCCATTTCAATAGAACCTTCTTTGATTCTTTTCTTTCTAATCTTTCTAGCTAAAGTATCAAGTAATCTAATTTCAGTTGAATAATCACCATCTGTACCTTCAATAATTTCTTGTGCATCTTCATAAGCAAATCTTCTATCAGAGTGAATAACGGTTTTACCTTGCCAAGTATTTAATATGTTACCATCTCCATCTAAAGTAAAGATAACAGAAAAAGCTAATCTATCTTCGTGAGGTTTTAATGAGCAAATACCATTACTTAATCTTTCAGGTAACATTGGTACACACCTATCAACTAAATATACTGATGTAGCTCTTTTGAAAGCTTCATCATCTAACTTAGTTCCTGGTTTAACATAGTGACCTACGTCAGCAATGTGAACACCTACTTCAATTTTATTATCACTTATTATATTAACTGAAAGGGCATCGTCAAAATCTTTAGCATCAACAGGGTCGATTGTTAAAGTAGTAACTCTTCTCATATCTTTACGAGAAGAAATTTCCTTTTCGGTAATAACTTCTGCTACTAACATTGATTCGTTAATAACTTCTTGAGGAAATTCAACAGGTAGTCCATATTCGAACATAATTGAATTCATCTCAGCGTTGTTATCGCCAGAATCTCCTAAAACTTTAATTATTTTTCCTTGTGGTGATTTTGTATCTTCCCACTTTATTAACTCGACTACAACTTTTTGGTCGTGTTCTGCTTTTAATCCACCTTTGATATAAAAATCAACTGGTATTTTATTACTATCAGGAACTACGAATATAGTTTTTTTCCCAATTTGTACTTTTCCAACAAACTCTGTTTTAAATCTTGAAATAACTTCAATAACTTTTCCTTCTAACTTCTTTTCAGCTTTGAATATCTGAACTTTTACTTTATCTAAGTGTAGTGAGTTAGTCGTGTTTTTCTTGTAAACGAAAATCTCTTTCTCGTTTATTACTAGTGATGCGTTACCGCTTGTTGAGAACTCAATTTGTCCTTCGTAAACATCACCTTCTTTTAATTCTATCATATGATATTCTATTTAAGAAATATCATTTTGTTTATCTCTTTTTGATATATTATCTACACCGTACTTCTCAATAAGAGTATTTTTCATCTTACTAAGAACTTTTTTATTCTGTATTGGGTAATCAACTCCAAAGTTTTTTCTTAAAGTTTCTTTTCTTTTTCTTTCTGAACACTTTCTACAGAAGTATTCTCCCCAGTTATTATCATATTTAATATAGTTCTTAAATATTACTTCTTTTTCAATTCCACATCCATCACACTTACAAACTATTTTATAATGAGATCCTTTAGACATTAATTCAACTGGTATCTTTATATTTTCTCCTATTGCAACATCATAACCTAAATCATCATAGTACTGATAATTTGATTCACTTATTTTAATATCTATATCTCTAGTTAGGATCATAAAAAACCACTTAATTTCCTTTATTTATTAATTTTTGTCTTTCTCCTCCATGGTTTTACACATGTTAAAGCCGGCCTGAATCTTCTCTTGACTATAAAAAATCCACGTTGAAAAAAAGGTGGTTTTATATTGATTATATATACTCTATATTTTAAAAAATAAACCTTATTTAAATGAAACCAGTTTTAATTGTAGAAAATTCGACAAACTCTCTTATCAGAGAGAATAATGGTTCAGGTAAGAAAGATTATATCATGAATGGTACATTCACTGAGTTTGGTGTTAAAAACCGTAACGAAAGAGTTTACACAGCTGATAAATTTCTTCCAGCTCTTCAAGAACTTAATGAGAGAATGAGCAGTCTTGGTGCTGTTTATGGTGAATTCGATCACCCGGATGTATTTGATACATCTCTTTCAAGAGCATCACACATAATCACAAAAGCTACTTATGTAAAAGAATCAAATCTTGTTAGTGGTGAGATTAAATTATTAAATACTTATTGGGGAAAAGAGGCTAAATCATTAGTTGATGATGGATGTCCAGTATTCGTTTCTTCAAGAGCTGCAGGTATCACTGAATCAGATGGTACTGTTTCATTAAAGAAATTATTTACATATGATATCGTTGCTGACCCAGGTTTTGCTTCAGCTAAAATGAGTATCAAATCTCTTAATGAGTCATTAGGTTATAATGAAAACTCCAACTTTAGGATATACGAAATGTCCGATGAGTCAAAAATAAATGAATTATTTAATATGAATAAAAATGAATTTGTTACTAAAGAACAATTAACTGAATACTCTCAGTATTTAGTTAAGGAACTAGCTTCTACACAAAAAGAAGTTAAAGGCGCAATTTCTAAAGGCAATATGAGTCCTAAGAAATTAGAGCAATTATTAGAATACTATGAAGAGTTAAATACTACAAACTCTCAAGTTGTTAAATATTTAGATTACTTAGCTGAGAAATTCTCAATTATGGTTAATGAAAACAAATCTTTAAAAGAAACAACTAATAAACTTATCAAACACAATGACTATTTAGCTGAAAGTCTTGAAAAAGCTGTTAACTACTCTGAGTATTTAGCTGAAAATTTAGACAAGAACATTGAGTACGCTGAGTACTTAGCTGAAAATCTTGATAAAAACATTTCTTATTCTGAGTATATCGCTGAGAATTTAGATAAAAACATTTCTTATTCTGAGTATTTAGCTGAGAATTTAGATAAAAACATTGAGTATTCAGAATATTTAGCTGAAAATCTTGATAAAAACATCGCTTACTCTGAGTACATCGCTGAAAACTTAGACAAAAGTATTGCTTACGGTGAGTATATCGCTGAACACGTTGATAATTCAATCGCTTATTCTGAATATTTAGCTGAACATGTTGAAGGTAACATCGCTTACTCTGAATACATTGCTGAACATTTAGATGACAATATTGCTTATTCTGAGTATATCGCTGAGAACCTAGACAAATCAATTAACTACCAAGGATTAATAGTTGAAAAATTAAATTCTGGTAAATTAAATGAGGCATTTGGTGAAGAAGAAGCTTTCCCTTCATTACAAGCTGCTGGTTTTGAAAACATGGAAGAAAATGAAAATGAAAATGAAGAAGAAAATGAAGAAGAATACAATGGTGTTCCTTCATCTTACGAAGAAGAAAATTATAATAAAGAAGAAGATGAAGACTGTGGTCCTAATTCAACTGAAGAAGAAAATGAAAATGAAGAAGAAGCTCATGATTATAAAGTAACTGGTAACAGTGATTCTGAATTATCTGAGTCAATCGACAAATTAATAGAAGAAGCTAAAAAACGTAAAGTTTCTGAAACATCAGACTTGAATTTCTTAAAATTCTTAAACAAGTCTCAAGTAGATAGTTATTATGCTTTAACAAACGAAGAACAAGACAATGTAAAACTTCACATAAACGAAAGAAGTTACTTCACATCTAAAGATGTGTTGGGTCTAATCTCTGAAGCACTATCAACAAAGAATGAATCTCTTGAAGAAAGAGTAATCAGATTAATGCCTGAAAACACTAAGGCTATCTGGAGTCAAATGAACGAATCTGCTAAAAAATCTATCTTATCACAAGCTAGACTTTACCCAGCTGATGTTTTAATGACTGAATCACAAGTTGAGCATTTCTGGTTAACTAGAAAGCTTAAAACAAATGAATCTGTAACTAAAAAGTTAGTAGCTCATGAAAGTTTAATACAAGAAGATAAACTTTCTGATAATGACGTTACTGCAATTATGGAAAGATTCAAAAACATCTAATCTATAAAAAATCCACACTTGAAATTATTGAAATTTCGAAGGGTAATATATAGATAACAAAAAAAAATAAAAAAAAATATGTCACATATTAGAATAGACAAATCAAAAGCGCTTAAGAAGTGGTCTCCAGTTTTAGAGAACATGGGTGTAAGTGAAGAAAGATTGGACTGGATGTCAGAAATGGCTGAATACCACTCAATCAATGAAAATGCGTATGTAAACGCATCAAACGTAGCCGGTATGGGTGCAATATTAAATCCAGTTGTTGGTACATTAGCTGGTAACGTAACTGGTAACAGTAACGTAGCAGGTTCAGGAGATGTAGGTCAAAACTTACTTCCTGTAGCAATGAAAATCGCAGCTCAAACAATCGGTTTAGATTTAGTAGCTGTTAAACCAACTCCAGGTCCAAAAATCGATTTATTATACATTGATTTTCAATACGATGATATCGATCAAACAACAAGCGAAAGACCACTAGTTTTCAAATTTAGTGCTGATAACAATACTGCTATTGCAGCTGGTATCACAGCTTCTTTACTTTCAAATAGTATCACTTTAACTACAGGTGGTTTATCAGGTGGTAGAATGTTCTACGGTATTACAGCTTCTTCAGCTGTTGCAACTAAAACTGAGCCTGGTACTAAAACAGACATAATTGAGTTTTTAGGTTTCTCTCGTATTGATGCTTTACCAATGTTTAGAGCTTTCAGACAAGCTAATACAACAGGTAACTATGGCGCTTCTTATTTTGACGCTACATTAAACACATTTGACCAAAATACTGCAATGACTAGCTTAATTTTAAGAATTGCTGGTGTTACACCAACAGCAAATGCTAATAAAACAATTACATTAGTATCTGCATTAGAAGATCATATCCCAGGTTTCTCTGCAAACTGGACATCTGCTGCTTCTGGTCAAGCTGCTGGTCAATACCCAATGGGTCGTCTTGCTGATGATCAATCATATGCTGGTGTTATCGGACCAAAAATTTCTTCTAAAACTGTTGCAGTTGGTACTATTGAAGTATCTTCAGCTCTTAGAAGAACTGAAATTGAAGATATCAAAGCTAATACAGGTATGGATATCGTTCAAAAAATGGAGTCTATCCTTGTTAACGAATTATCTCAAACAATCTCTAAACAAATTGTTGCTAAGATTTTCGAAATGGGTGCATTAAACGCTACTACAGCTCCTTTATCTACAGTTGGTGGTGGTTTAACTATCTTCGACTTAAATACAGCTTATGCTGCTTCTGGTTCATTAGGTGGTGAGACTACTCACGCTGTACAACGTAAGTTAATCACTAAGATTGCTCACGCTTCTAACTACATCGCTACTGAAGGTCGTGTAGGTCCTGCTCAATACCTTATCACAAACGGAGGTTTAGCTGCAGCACTTCAAGATATCGCTGGTTACACAATTAACCCGACTAAATCTAAATTAAACGGACAAGGTCAATTATACCCTGTAGGTTCAATCGGAGACATCTCTATCTATGTAGATCCATATATGAGATATAACGATAACAGAATCGTATTAGGTCGTAAGAACAACCCTGACCAACCAGGTATCATTTTCGTACCTTATTTAATGGCTCAGTCTATCTCAGTTATCTCTGAAGCTACATTCGCTCCAAGAATGTTGTTACGTTCAAGATACGCTGTAACTGAAGTTGGTTGGTACCCACAAAAACAATACATGACTATTACAGTTACTGACGCTGCTCAGTTATTAAACTAATAATAGTTTTATTGCTAATATTGAAAAAAGACCCTTATGGGTCTTTTTTCTTTTTAAAGAATTTCTAATTAATATATACTACTATATGATAAAGAAATTTAATTCATTTAATGAAAGTAAAAAAGATAAGTTTCCAAATGTTCAAAAATTGGACATAGATGGATTTGTTGTTTATGTTGGTAAAGATGCTAAATCTAATGACCACTTAACATTTAATGTTGCTGATAAAGAAGATATTTGGTTTCACGTTAAAGGAACTCCGGGTAGCCACGTTGTTATTCGTGTTAGAGAAAACTTACCCACTGAAACTATTATAAAAGCAGCAGCTCAATTGGCTAAAAAGAATAGTAAAGCTTCTAAAGATGATAAAGCAACTGTTGTTTATTGTCAAAAAAGATTTGTAAAGAAAGAATCAGGTATGAATGATGGTCAAGTTAAAGTTGATTATACTAATTCATATCAAATAGTAGTTTAATAATTAATATATACTACAATAAAATATTTAATGAAATGGCAGAAGAAAAAGAATCAATTAGAGTAACTTATACTAAAGAACTAGAATCTATTCTTAAAGACTTAGAAGATGATAACAATTATGTTGCATTTGAACTTCTTTGGTTAAATGAAAGTGGCGCTAAATACTTCAATGGTCTAAAAATAAGTAGTGTTGATGTTTCAGAGACATCTGGTTCATTTGATGTTACTATAGATGGTAAAGTAGTGCCTATGAAAATTGAAAAGTTTATTCAATACTATTTTAAGAATTTATTATCACCTGCTGATGTTAAACAGTTTATTAGAATTTATAATTCTACTAAAAATGGTGAACCAATTGATGGTAATCTTATTAAACCTGAAGATTTTGTTTATAAGCCTAAAGATGTTAGAAGTACTTTCTTATCATTGGTTACTAAAACATATCCACATGGCCACGAAGATGAAGTTTTACAATTTCTTCCTAAGTTAGAAAAAGATACAGTTGGTAATTATTATAAAATAATTGGAGATCCTAAACAAGAAACTATGTTTACATCTCACTTAGATACTGCTGATAGAGCACAAAAGATAACTAAACTTTATTCAATGATTGAAAAAGAAGAAGAATATATTGTTACAGATGGTAATTCTATATTAGGTTCTGATGATAAATCAGGAGTCGCTGTTATGTTATATATGATGGCTCATAATGTACCGGGTCTTTATTACTTCTTTATTGGAGAAGAAAGAGGTGGTATTGGTTCAGGTTTATTATCATCTGTTTATGAACAAGTTGATTACCTAAAGAACATTAAAAGATGCGTTTCTTTTGATAGAAGAAATTATCATTCAGTTATTACTCAGCAAATGGGTAGAGTTTGTTGTTCAAATGATTTTGGAACAGCTTTATGTGAGCAATATAATAAGAATGGACTTAATTTATCACTAGATCCTACAGGTATTTACACAGATTCGGCTTCATTTATTGACCAAATTCCAGAATGTACTAATATATCAGTAGGTTATTTTAATGAGCATACTGGTGATGAGTATCAAAATATGACTTATTTGAAAAGTTTAGCAGAAGCTAGTATTAAAGTAAATTGGAATTCATTACCAACTGTTAGAAAGATTGGATTGGATGATGATGTTATTAGAAGACATGGTAAATTAATAAATGACTTAAAACAATCTCCTTTTGATTTAGATATTAAAGTTGTCGGTGAACAAGGTGGTGGTGTTTCTATACAATGTGATATGGAAGATAGTGATATAGAAAGTGCTTTTCGATCACTTACAGATTTACAAGTTATATTAAATAGACATAAAATCAATCAAGATGTTTTCTTTGATGGTTACTATATAAAAATAGAATTGAAATAATGAAACTGAAAAAATTTAACCAACTATTTGAACGCGAAGGATTCGATTATATCGATGGATATGATGATGATGATGATGACTATGAAGATGAAGGATATGATAAATTAAACTCAGATGATGATGATTCTGACGATAATGGTAATCAAGATGATATGGCTCATTTAGAATATCTACTTAGAGAGATGTTTAGAAATGTTGGTATAGATGTTACTGTTACTAGTGATAATGGAGACATTCAAATAGTTGCAATGCTTAATCAAAAAGAACGTCTTAGAGATGTTATTAGTATCTTTAGTGTTGCTAATAAATTGAAAAAAGATATTCTAGCTCAATATGATTCTGAATTTGATTTATGGGAAGATAAGAAAGGTCTACCAATGCTTACATTTAGTTTTTACTATGGAGATGGTTTAGGTGATAGTAACACACCTTTTTAATTAAAATTTATTAAACTTTTTTGATATTTGGTATATTATATATACATTTGTAGAAATAATAACAAATACACCGGGGATGTCTCAGAATTGATTTGCAGAGTGGTGGTAGTTATGCAGGTATCGGGTTGTCATATGACCGATTAACAAATTAGATGGTAAAGTCGTAAATGGCAAAACAAATGAAGTAGCTAGCAATGAAGATTTAGTATTTGCACTACAAAACAACATGATCTTGGTAGAAGATCTAATGGCTGTCTAACAACAGTTCATTATCAAAAAATTCTCCAACCTGTCTCACACAGGACTAAAAGGGTGAAACGGTTTTTTGTTACTTATTAGAGTCTCTCAAAAAAAGTAAAAAGTTTGTAAGTTTATAAAAACTTTCTAAGCCTGTGAAAGATTAATTATTAACAACTGAAAAAGACACGTTGGGCAGTACAACGTCATCTCCACAAGTTCGATAGTAATATCGATTTTTTAGACCTCACTTCCTGAAATGGGAGTGAGGTCTTTTTTATTTATGAAAATTTGAAAAAATTATATATATTTGTACTATGAAAAATCTAAGAGACAGAGTAGATATGTAAGTAAAAAATAACTTACAATATGTCAAAGCACACAAACAAACACTGGTTAAGAGAAAAAGAATATATCTCTCTTATAAAAGAACGCGATTTGATATGGGATTCTCTTCCAAGATATCGTAGACTATACTCTAATAATAGAAGTAATAGTAGATTAGTTTATATTAATCAAAGACTTGAACATAAATTCTTTAATGAATATTGTGGAAAATATCATACTGCTCCTTGGTGGTATAGAAATATGCTTAATCGTTCACAACGAGCTAAATCTAAACAATCTCTTCACCGAATTATGAAAGGTGATGAAAATGTAATCTTTGAAGACAACTACAGAGATGCTCCTTGGTATTGGTAAACTTTAATTATTTAACTTATATAATAGTCATGATTGATAAATTTGAAGGTCGTTGGAGATTCTTATCCAACTTCTACCCTTGTAAAATAGAACACCAAGGTATTACATACCCATCTGTTGAAAACTTTTATGTTGCTATGAAAGTCAATGATCAACAATTAATAAATGGTACTTACTTCACACCTGGTGATTTCAGAGAAATGATTGCTAAAATTTCTAATCCTGCTGAAGTTAAAAAATTAGGTTCTAAAATAAAACTAAGAACTGGTTGGGATGAAAAGAAAATAGAAGTAATGAATTGGGGAGTTCGTGAGAAATTTAAAAACGAAGAACTAGCTCAATTATTAATTGATACTGATGGTCATGAACTTATTGAAGGCACGTGGTGGCATGATAAATTCTGGGGTATTTGTATTTGTACAAAATGTGCTAATAAAGGTGAAAATCATCTTGGTAAAATTCTAATGACTGTTAGAGAAGAATTAAAATTCAAAAATCAAAAACCTTCAATCGAAGATATAATAAAAGATAAAAATAAATTAAATTAAATGTCTGTAATTTCATATTTTGGGGGCAAGAGCTCCAACGTTTTCATTGAATTCATAAATTCAAAAATACCAAAAGATGGTAGTATTAAAACATATGTAGAACCATTCTCTGGAGCTATGGGAACGTATATGGACGACTCAAATCTAAAATTTGATGTAGTTGTTTATAATGATAAAAATCGTCACCAAACCAATCTATATAAGTGTTGTGCTGAACCTGAAACATTCGTTAAGTATTTAGAAGCTTTGAAAAGAACTTTACTTCATACAGATGAAACTGATCCATTAAAGAAATGGGATTTTTATAAAGAAATTTATAAAAGATATATCAAGAATGAGTTCTTGGATAATATGGATTTTGAAATAGGTGACTTTAAGAAAGCTTCTATTTATGCTTTCTTAATTACATCAGCACATAATTCAGTTTATCCTCGTGGTGCTGGTTTTAATGGTTATAAGAAAGATAAAGACCGTTTGAAATTAGAAGTTCTTATTGATAAATTGAAAAAGAATAAATATACAGATAAATTAAATTCTATTAAAGAGTTTAATAATGTTGATTTTGAAGAACTTATTAATAAATATGACTCAGAAGATACTTACTTGTATTTAGATCCACCATATCACAGACCTGATGCAAATGGAGATGATGATTCTAAAAGATTATCTTGGTATGGTGCTGATAAAGAAGGTGTTTTTGGACCAGCTTCACATAGAAGATTATTAGACTTAATCAAGAAATCAAAATCTCGTTGGTCTCTTTCTTATTACTATTTTCCTTTATTAGAAGAATTGTTACCAAGAGACCAATACATCTGGACTGAGAAAGAAGTATTTAGAAGTTCTGCTCAAGGTGGAAACAATTCAGATATTAAAAAAGAACAAGAAAAGGGAGTTGAGTTATTAATTTTGAATTATGATCCAATAACTGGTAAAAAATTAAACATTCAAGATGGAGTATCCACTACCGAGACAGAGATATAAGCACTATAAGGGTGGTACTTACGAAGTAATTACTTTAGCCACTCATACAGAAACCGGAGAAAAGTTAGTAGTTTATAAATCTATCAACTTTGGCTCTATTTATGTTAGACCATTAGATATTTGGAATTCAACTTCTGAAGATGGGCATAAAAGATTTCAATTAATATAATGGTAGGACAAATAAATAATACATTCCAAGTTACTAATTCTAGTGGATCACAAGCAATTAATGTTGACTCTGATGGTCAAACTGTTATTAGTAAATTAGTCTTATTGGATGAAAAGACTGGTAACAAATGGCAAATTAAAATATCAGATGGTGAGTTAATAGCTGAGCCACTTGAACTAGAAGATAAAAGGGAATATAAACTTAATAAAATACTTAAATAAAACTCCTAATTTTGTTAGGAGTTAATATTTTTACTTAAACCATTTTTTTGTTGGTTTTAATCTTTGTTTTAAATCTTTCATGATGTCTTCAAGAACATCTATAACCTCAATGACTTTACTATCATCACTCTCAATAGATGGACGGCCTATGGGATCTATGTAATTCTTTATTGGTTTTTGAATGTCATTCCATAGTGTATTTAGAGTTTCGTCGTATTTTTCTTTGATGACATTAGTTTCTTCAAAATCTTCAATAGCTTCAATCTTATCTTCAATCTCTGCTGGACTTAAATCATCCATTTTACGAGTTGTGTTATTGAATTTATATCTTGAATTAGCCATATTCTTTTGTTGGTCATCAGTATTAGGCTTGTTTTGTCTGTCCATTTTGTTCAATTCCTCTTTTTCAGCATTAGGATTAGCTGAGAAGTCTTTGAAGTTAACTACTTTTCTATTTACATTGAATGTAGGTGTGTTATCTTTATAAGTCATTTTATAGAATTAATTTTTTTTATATATTAAATTTCACATATCATTTCTTTCATTTTAGAGGATGTCTATTTTTTATATATACTTATGATAAAAACAAAAATCAAACAAAGTGTATAATAATATGAGTAAATTAGTAACATTAAATGGAAGTAATGACCAAGAACTTTTAAGTTCTATTTTTGATAATGAAATCGTTGTATTTGAAGATATTCAAGGATCTAAAATATGGATCAATTGGGATGGTAAAGAGTTTACCATTAAACCAAAATCAATAGGCAGTGAATCAATCAATCTTATTGATTTAGCAATGCAGAACTATTATAATCCAGCTATTAAATTTTTTGAATCATTGGATATAAGAGTTAAATCTTTATTGAATAAAAAATGGTGGTTTTGCTTTGAATATTTTCCAGATAATCAACCAGCTAATATTGAATACTCAAGAGTTCCAAAGAATAATCTTGTTTTAACAGCTCTTAATAAATCTGGTAAATATGATTTTAGTATTGAAGAGTTAGATGAATACGCTAGATTATTTGATGTTGATATGTTACCTATTGTTTTTCAAGGTAAACTAAATGAAAGAATGATAGAAGCTATTAAATACTTTATTAATACAAGTGAAGATGATTTGGAATATATTTTTGGTGAAAAATCATTTGCTTTTTTCTTTTATAAAATACTTAATCCTAGTTCACAAAATTCATTTTTAATGGAAGATGAAGACTATCAATCAAATCTTGAAAAGTTAATTGTTAGAACAAAAAAAGGAGATTTATCATTTGAAATATTAAATCCTTTGTATAAAAGAATTAGTGATAACAACTCTACTGACTTTGTTGAGATATACACACTTATATTAGTTAATTTCTTAAATTTCTGTCAGTCATTTAACTTAGATGAGATTAAACTTAAAGGAACTAAGAGAGATGAAATATACATCTATTTAATATCTAAATTATTTAATGTTTATATATCAGAGGTTAAACAAGATTTATTGGACTTTGATTTTACTGTTCCTGAATTTTTTGATAAAGAAAAGTTCAAGATTAATACTGAGTTAATTTCAAATAAATTAACTAAAGACTATATTAAAGAGTCTGATAAGTTAGAATACATTTTCAAAGTTATTCTAGGTTCATTTAGTAAGAAAAGAAAAAAACCAATTGGTATATTCACAGATAACACGGTTATTTTATTCAATGTATTTGTTACAGACATCAATAATTATATTGAGAAGTATATGAACAAGATACATGAAGTTGAATTAACTAGAGCTGGTCTTTTAGACTTTGGTGACTTCTTTGAAATTCAATATGATAGTGATGGCGAGGGTGAAGTTTATCCTGATGTTTACTCAGAGTTTGAAAAAGGAGCTGGTGATGAAAAGAAGAAAAAAGGCAAAGGTGGTAAACTACCTGTAAGTGGTGGTGAAGAAGGTAAAGAACCTACTAAGTAATGAGAAGTGTTCAAGTTAAAGCTGAGACAAGAGCTATTAGAGCTACTTGGACTCGTGAATTAGCCGCTGATTTAGAATCATATCACAATATAGACCTTGATAAAGAACTCGCTTATCTTTTGAGCGAGGAGGTTCGAAAAATGAGAGCTTCTAATCGTAAAAAATCTATAAATAAAATTTTTAATAATATTTAAAAAAGTTTGAATATCTATTAAAATTTTAGTATATTTGTTAAACAATAAATCCACTACAATTATGAAATCAAATAATATTTATTTTGTTAGATTTACTAAATCCTCTGATATAGAGGATGATTCTCATCCAATTTATCAAGACTTATCAAACGCTTTAGATAAAGAAGATAGTAAATATCTTGGATTTACTAATTGTGAAGACTTATTTATCAGACTTGTTTATTTCAAAGTTCAAAAAGTATTAGATGTCTTTACTAAACACGGATTTGAGTTTGATGTTACTGATGTAACTAATGATGTTATTAGTGGTGATATTCAAAAGAAATATCCAGAAGTTGAAAAATTAACTCCTTATATGTTTGATAATTTTCGAATTGAAAACACTTCTGTTGATGATGTATTAGATAAAATCTTAGAAAGAGGAATCAACTCAATTGATACTATTGATAAGATGATTTTAGGATCATAAAAAAACCTCCTCAAATTGAGGAGGTTTTTTATTATATAGTTAAATTATTGTCTAAATGGTTGTGATCCACCCGCAGCGGATGTTAAATTATTCCAACCTGTTGATTTTGGATCATAAACAACATAATATCTGCTTTTATCTCTACCACCAACTTGTATTCTTAATCCACCTAAGTAGTTATTCTCAGATGCTGCTTTTAATAAAGCTTCTTTATTGAATACATATTGTTCAGGTTTTTTATTCACATCAGCTTCAGCTTCATCTAAAGATTTAGTAAATTCAATCATTGCTTTATCTCTATCTTCCGATGAGTCATGTCCAGTGAAGAATTTTCTTATTCCTTCTTCTTCATTTACTGAATAGCTTTCAAATGTTTTTATGTGTCTCATATTTTTAAATATTTTTATACCTTATATATTAAAATAAAAAACCAATTTATTACAAACATAACCAGGATTTTTGATATAATTTTTATGGCAGTTTCAAGTGTAATTAAGTTAAGTGATGTTCCAAGTTATTCATCAATAAAGAAAAATTTGGAAAGTAAAAAGTGCAGTCTGCAGTTTCTTCCACTTTCCTTAGAAGAAATATCAAAATCAAAAAACTTTATATACAAAGGTCAGAAGTTAAAGACTGCTTATCTAATTGATATCATACACAATTTGATATTAAAGTATTATTTCAAAAAAGAAAATAAGTTCAATTTAATGGCTTCTATACTTAAAGAAAAGTATGGACATCTTTACAACTACTATATGAACTTCTTAATTGATAATGGAGTCTTAGTTTTATTAGCCAAACATCAAAAGGGAAAGCGTTCTAGAGTCTATGCAATCAATGAATATATTTTAAGAGGTAAGATAATCAGATATAATAACTTTGATAAAGTTCTACTTAAAAAATATAAATCAAAAGTAGCTCAAATTGAGGAAAATGATATTGAAAGTTCTTTAATAGAAAATGATATTAAAAAGAAACTGGTTGATGACTTGTTTTTTATTGATATTGATTTTAGTAGGTCAATTTTTTACTTAGATTCATTAAAGTCTAATGATATTGATATCTACAATAGAAATAAGTATTCTGTTGAGTGTATAAATGATAAACACATATTCTATCACTTTGATAATTATGGTAGAATGCACACTAACTTCACAATATTGAAAGCATTTATCAGAAAGAATTGTTTATTGATAGATGGTGAAGAAACATTTGAAATTGATATTAAAAATTCTCAACCACTTTTCTTAACAAAGTTGATTCAAGATTCTGAATCTAAATGGGTAAATGCTGATGAACTTAGTTTATTTAGAGACTTAACTATTAACGGCAACTACTATCAATATGTTATGGACTCTATTGGTACAAAAGATAGAGGAATGGTTAAAGAGATGACTTATAAAGTTCTTTTTGGTAGAAATGGTGTCAATAGTAAAGCTGATAAGATATTTTGTAATTTATTTCCAACAATACATCATTTTATTAAACTTTATAAAAAAGACAATGGTGATTATAGAATCTTAGCTTATGAGTTACAAAAGTCTGAAAGTAATTTAATATTCAATAAAATAATTAAACAAATTATTTCATTATATCCAGAGATAAAAGTAGTAACAGTACACGACAGTATAATAGTTTCAAAAAAATATAAAGATTATGTTTTGGCAATCTTCGAAACAAAGCTTTATGAAGAGTTTGGAATTATTTAAGATAATTAAATCAATATATAAATTATGAAACAATTTCATTTAAAATCTAAAATCTCAAACGAGACACTTTCGAAATTTGTAGCTGAAAGCTATGAACAAGCGGTTGAATATTTTTCAAAAGTAAAGAAACTTTCTAAGAAAGACTTACTTAATATTTTTCTAGTCACAGATCAAGTATAATATTTTAATATATACTTTATGACAGGATTAGAACACAGAGACGCTTCGTTTATTTTACTTTCATCTCCTAAATTAGATGATATGATTTCCATTCTTTATGCTAAAGAATATCAGGTATTACCTATTAAGGGATATTATCAAGGTCAATATGAAGATTCTGTTATGGGATATGGTCGTGTTGATAATGATACTTTAAGAAATGATGTTCTTTTTCTTTTAAACCATTTTCACGAAGAATGTGCTATTATTAAATACACTGGTGAGACTAATGCTAAGAAGTTATTTAGAGATGGTTCTGAGAAGCCCCTGGGTATTGTAATGTATAATACAGACTCTGATAATATGTCTTATCTACATAATGGTACATCATTTTCATTTGTTGAATCAAAAAGATATTGGAAACCATCTAAGAAAGAAGACTTTAGGGTTGGAATGTTAGTTGAGTATTTTAACAACAATAAGTGGTTTGAAAAACTTGTTGAGAATCCTGGTGATGAGTATGAAAAACTTTATAAACTACTTATAAAGTATGATAAAGTTAGAGTTGCTTCTAAATAATTTCAAACCAATTTATAATCTTATCCCAGTTTGGTGTTTCTTTTAAGAAGTACCTCATATCATTTGGACAATTTATCACATTTAATCCATTCTCAGTTTTCTGAACATTTCTCATCATAATAATCTTATTTGACTTGATATAAGGTCCCGGTATAACATTTATTCCATTGATGTTTCCAGTTACAACACCATCATCATTAGTCATCATCATTCCATTAGAAATCATAAGATATTTATAAGCATCTAAACCAACTATAATAGTATTAGCTGGGCCTGTTCTACTAGTTGATGATATTAAATTTCTCATCATCATTATTTTTGTTATAACCTTTCTTGATGTTGATGACTCATTTTCATAATCTGTTAGATTTGGATCCTTTTGAATAGAAACATTAAAATTTTGTGGAATGGTCATAGGCTTAGATGTTAGTGATTCTAATGTCATCATAACATCATTGTAAATATCAAATAAGTCTAAATAGGTTTTACCTTGAACATTAATAGAATTAAGTTTAGGAGATATAGTCATCATATAACTTTCGTTATCTAATGGATTTGAAAACGGTTCTCTATTTTTGAACTCTTCCACTTTATCATCTACAATAGCATCAATCGCAAGTTCACGATTCTTTCTTTTTAATTCTCTTTGATATTCCTCACTGGGTGATTCATCCCAATCCATAAAAGTCATTACAACTTGTGGTAAAGAAGGCTTTGTAGATTCTACATAGTTACAAATCTTTTCTAAATCTTTAGCAGAAATTATCATATTTGTTCTTCATCCCTATTTTTGGCATTTGATTGCCTATCATTTTCATATGTTGGTCTTTAGTCATTTCAGCTGATTTTTGCAATAACTGTAAACTTCTTTGATACCATTTCATATCTGGTTGAACTCTATCATGATGTAAGTGATAACATCTAGCGTCTAATTCAGTCCAAGTTAAAAAATGTTTAACTTTAACATATTGAAAATCATCTTCTCCACCCCATCCAATGAAGTCTTCATTCCAACCGCCTATTTTATAAATGGCATCTTTTCTAAAAATAGCTATTCCACCACAAGGATTTATTTTTTGATTATCGTTTTCTCCTCTTCCTGGTCTATTTACTTTAACAAGGTCTTCTAATTGTAAATTAGTTTCCATTTGATTTAAGTCAATTACTGATTTATATGGACTTACCATATCATAGTGTTCCATCATTTTTAATCCGTTTATAAAATCTTCTGGTCTCATTATTAAATCAGCGTCTCCATAAACAACAATATTTGATTTAGCATTTTTCATAGCCACATTAAATGCCCAAGATCTATTGTAAGGCATATTAGACTTTATGAATATGTGTTTTGCTTTAAGATTTAAATGTGATATTTTAGAATGTTTATCTTGTTCTATAAGAAGAACTTCAACACCTCCAAATCCGTTAATCCAATCAAGGACTCTTCTTAAATTTTGTAGTCTATCAGATTTGTGTCTGTATCCTATAACATAGGTAAATGAGTAATTTGGATTCATTAAAGAATATTATTTTTTATTTATATCAATATTATCTACTTTGTTTACCCAAAAGTCTATAAAACTAGCCACATTTTTTATTGATTCTTTTTCAATTGACTTAATAAAATCTCTTAATAAATCTCTAGTTAGGTCTGCATGTTTTATATCATTCCAACCATATGAAATTCCATATTTTGAAATATGATACATTTCTCTATATTCATCTGGTGTGATTAGAGCATTTGTATTTATGATAATTGATCTACATCCACATAAAGCGGCTAATATTGAATAATAAGTTGCATCATCATATGTTATAAAATATTCATGTTTATTAAATTCTTCAGATAAATATGGAAATCCACCAAGTTCCATAAAATTTGAAAGGTCTTTAGATTCTAAATGACTTAAAGTTTTTTCACCAATAGGATACTTTTTTTTATTTATATGACAATATCCTTTCTTTTTAGAACCTAATCCTTTATTACTAAATATGTCTAGTTTTGAATCAATTGCTGTTAATTTGTATCTAGTTTTTGAAGATGATTTAAATCCTTTAGTAAAGTAGAAGTGAATATCACTTGGTGACCAAGTTTTTTCAATATTTTCTTTAGTATGGTATAATATCCATCTAGTCACATTCTCTGCTTCAAATGGATTACCCTCTATTTGTTCAGGATATAGTGCCACTATTGTGTTTTTAATATCTTTAGTGTTCCAAGTTCCATCATTATTTTGATCTAATATATTAGAATTACATTCAAACATAGGAATTTGATTTGTCCAAACTTCTTCTCCCATATCAGCTAATATCTTAACTAATTTATGTAGAACAATTTGTCCACCAATGTTTTCCTTTCGTCCTGGTATATAAATTAAAAATGAAATTTTACTCATAAGTTAATTTTTATTTTATTTTTGGATATTTAAAATTTGACTCATCTATGTTTAATCTTTTTAAGACATCAATATGATAACTCCTAGAGTTCATTCCAACATAAGGATCTAGTAATGAGCCTGTGTCTATTTGTGTTATTTCTTTATCTTTAAATTTATGTATCAATATTTTAGCCGCAATGCTACAACTGTATAATAATACAGGTCTTTTGTCAATATTATTACTTAGATACTCAATAATTTGTTCTTCAATTGTGTCTATTTTTTCCCAAACATAGTACTCTTCTGTTACGATGTGTTGTGAGATATTTATTTCTTTAATATTTTTTAAGTATTCTGGTCCTATAAGTAATATAGTGCGAT